AAATAGACTCTCTCTGGATGAAAGAATTAACCAATTTCATCAATGAAAACAAAGACTTACAAGGTATCATTTTACTCAAAAAATGGCTTGAAACAGCCAAAAAAGGGTATGGGGAGGGAAAATTTGCTGGCTGGTCTATATATATAAAAGGGGGGTGACATATATTTACCAAAAATCTAAGGGGGTAAAAAAACATTTGGATGTTTAGAACTTTTAGTGTATAATTATATATAAAATAGGTAGCCTAATTGATATTAATATTATTTTAATTAAACTTTTTTATTCTTTTATTATTTTTTTTGAGCTAATAATGAATCTACAACAAGAATCTGTAATAGAACCTTTCCTAAATCTAAATAGTCTATTGAATTTAAGTGTACTACAGGAGACTAAAGATGATTTCCTGACGTTTGTCCGCTTAATGGCTCCTACACTTGTCTCCGATTGGAAAACTGGAAGACATATTGAGCTAATATCTAATAAATTAAAACAATTAGAGGATGGTGAGATAAAAAGATTAATGGTATTCCTACCACCACGGAGTTCCAAGTCTGTTATCTGTTCCAAATTGTTTCCAGCATGGTATATCGGGAGAAATCCACAACATGAAATTCTTACTGTTTCTCATTCTGATCAACTTTCTAGCGACTTTGGGCGTTCTGTGCGTGACATTGTTAATTCTGAGGAGTTTCAGAACATTTTCAAGGGTGTTTCTCTCCGAACAGACGTACGAGCAGCAGGAAAATGGAAAACGAACCAGAATGGTACGTACTATGCAGCCGGAGTACGTAGCCAAATTGCAGGACGAGGGGCTAATATAGCCATTCTTGATGATGTGATGTCCGAAGAGGACTCATATTCTGATGCTGGACGTAGATATGTAAAGGAATGGTACCCTGCTGGCCTACGTACCCGTATTATGCCTAACGGGGCCATACTTATAATCAATACTCGCTACCATTATGATGATCTTTGTGGATGGCTCCTGAAACAGCAGGAGGAAATGAGCGACTATGAAGTTATTCCTTGGGAAGTGATACGAATACCTGCATGGCTGGATGAGGAAGCAGCAGAATTACTGGATCTACCTGTAGGATCTTCTTATTTTCCAGAATGGAAGCCGAAACATATATTACAAATTGATGAGAATGAAATTAAAGCCTCGAATGGAGCAAGATACTGGAATGCATTGTATATGCAGAACCCAACTCCAGAAGAAGGTGGACTTATAAAGAAGAAATGGATAAAATGGTGGGAATATGAAGATCCTCCAACGTGTGATTTTATATTACAAACATACGATACGGCCTTTTCTACGAGAACTACGGCTGACTTTAGTGTAATTCAAACGTGGGGTATCTTCTCCATGTTCGATGAAGATGATGAAGGACGAGAAGCTTTCGCATCCAATTTAATTCTACTTGGAAATATTAAGGGTAGATTTGAATATCCAGAATTACGTAGAATATCTCAATTATTATATAATGAGTTTAAACCAGACGTATGTATCATAGAGAAGAAAGCCAGTGGTCAATCTCTGATACAGGATATGCGAAGAAGTGGATTACCTGTAAGAGAATACTTACCTGACAGAGATAAAGTCAGCAGAGTATATGCTGCATCTCCCATGATGGAATCTGGAAAGGTATGGATACCGCAACATAAGAAGTGGGCTGATGATCTTGTGGAAGAACTAATACAATTTCCAAATGCAGCTCATGATGATCAGGTAGATGCCTTGACAATGGCAATTCATTTCATGAGAGAGTCGTGGCACATTACACATCCTGAAGATCCAGATTGGGAAGATGAACCTAAGAAGAAAAGGGTTGCATATTGGAGATCTTAGGTGTATAATAATAATTATGGGAGAGAAATTATGGATTATATAATTGTTATTGGATGTATGATATTAGTTCCATTATTTATGCAGGGGATTATTTATGGCTACGAAAGATATAAAACCAAGAACTGAAACTGGATTAACTAGACGAGAAGTATTAGGAAAGGCATTAAGAACAGGAGCAGGTGCTGTAGCTTCTAGTGCTTTAGATACATCTATTCTTGGTGGTTTAGCTGATTTAGTAACATCTTCTAGTCCAGAAGTATCAGTAAAATACTCAGTGGCATATATGATAAAAGAATTAGCTAGGGCAAATTCTAAATTAGAGAAGGTATTATTTAATCCTCCTATTGGATGGAATTATAATCCCGGTGAGCTAGGTGAAAAGGAGAGCACTGGTAATCTAACCATGCTGGAATTATTTCCTTTTAAAGATTATAAGCCTAATATACCCCTTTCAAAAGATACTAATCAAATTGAATTGCTTCGACATGAAAGTATAGCAGAAGAGATTGATGGTATAGTAAATACACTAGAAAAAAAAATTATAGATGGAACACTGAAGGGGACTATTAAGCATACTGAAGAAGGTCCAGTAGTACAAGATCCAATTGACATATTAAATAAAGCTAGAGAATGGTCAGATAATATATTTGAATTAAGTACTCAATATTATGAAGTATTAGATATACTAGAAGATGTTTTAGATGATAAAGTAGGAACTGATGTTACCGATAGAATACTACATAATAAAAATTCTCCTTCTGCATATGATTTTGCTCTTTTAGTTGATGATGTACAAGATCAAATGGAATGGTATGAAAGAGCATTAGAAAATCCTTCTATGATTCAGGACCACGACGAATACTACGAAAAAGGTAAAGTAATAAGTCTTGAAGAAGATCTTGCTAGACCAGAAAGAAAAGAAGAACGTGATGAATTTTATAAAGCAGCATTTGAAACTAGACCTAATGAAATAATTATTGATCAGTTTCCAACGATAATTAAAGATGCAAAACAAAAAGAGAAACAAATACAATTAGATATAAAAGGAATTGAAACTCCTCGGCATGGCCCATTACCTCTTGAATATCAAAAAACTATAGAAAAAGAAATGGAAGATTTTGATAAATTTATTTTAGGTGCTCCTGATCACCAAAAACAGAAAAAAGATAAAGGTGAAGAGATTGTAAAAAGTTTAGCTACAACGGCTGGAGGAGAAGTACTTAAACGTGGTTTACAACATTTAGCTACTAAAAAATTACCTCCTCCAAAACCAGCACAACCAAAGATAGCAGCACCAAGAGCTACAATGGAGCAACCACCAGAACAAGGGAGAGGACTATCAAATCTAGCACGTATGTTACCAGCAGTTGGAAAACGATTGCCATTTGTAGCACCTGCTGCCACACTCTTACGTAGCAGACCAGCAGGAGTTGATGCTGATATAGTTCCTCCAGATCCTTTAGGAACAGGTAGAGTATATAGAAATTATCATGATTATAATCCAAGGAATATATAAGACGGGAAATTAAATATGGCAACAGAACGAAATCCATTTGAACAAATACCACAGGAAGTATCAAATGTTGTTCCTATGAATCCAGTGCCTATGGCAGAGGAACAGGAAGCTACATTTGAACTGGAACCTGATGGTGGAGTAACAGTTGACTTTTCCAGTGCAGTAGTAATGGAACCAGAAGCTCCTGTAAGGGAATGGTATGCGAATCTTGCTGATGACTTGGATGACAGTACACTAGAGGAAATAGCAAGTGATGTTTATAATAATTATGAGTCAGATAAAAATTCCCGACAGGAATGGGAATCTATGTTTGAGCGTGGTTTCGACTTACTTGGTCTGAAGATACAGGAAACATCTGAACCATTTGAAGGAGCATGTACAGCCGTTCATCCACTACTGGTAGAATCAGCAGTCAAGTTTCAGAGTAAAGCATCACAAGAACTCTTTCCATCAGCAGGACCAATCAAGACTCAGATACTTGGTAAGTCTGATCCACAAAGAGAAAGACAAGCCAATCGTGTCAAGAACTTTATGAACTATCAGCTCACGGAGCAGATGCCAGAGTACTTTGACGAATTTGAAAAGATGCTATTCCATTTACCACTCATTGGTTCTGCATTTAAAAAAGTATATTACGATGCAAATTTAAAACGACCCGTATCAGAATTTGTTCCTATTGATCAATTCTACGTATCTTACTATTCCAGTAATCTGTCAAAGGCAGATAGATATACTCATGTAATCTATCGCAGTCCTATTGATTTGGCAAAAGATATTCGTTCAGGTATATATTCTGATACAGACTTACCACAAGCTACAGATCCACAACCTACAGCATTTGCATCTAAGATGGATACGATATTGGGTTTCTCTCCAACACAGGATACAGATCCACAATATGTTTTACTGGAACAACATTGTTATCTCGAATTAGATGAACCTAATTCAGAAGAAGGAATAGCTCTTCCTTATATTGTAACAGTGGAAGAGCAATCACGAAAAGTTTTATGTATTCGTAGGAACTATAAATCTGATGACACGAACAAGGAAAAGATAAGTCACTTTGTCCACTATAGATTCGTACCGGGATTTGGTTTCTACGGTTTTGGCCTGATGCACTTCCTTGGTAATCTAACCATGAGTGCAACAGCAGCAATGAGAAGCCTCATTGATGCAGGTCAATTTGCGAACCTGCCGGGAGGATTTAAGGCCAAGGGTGTCAGGATGGTTGGTGACAATGA